CCATATACAGGTAGGTTCTTCTCATTTAGTTGCTGTATTACAACATCAACTGCGAAATCATCTTTAAACTTTGCTCGATAATTTTCAACATCAAAACAATCTTTTAACCAATCGTCAAACATACTCTTAATATAATAATCATTGGTTAGTAAAAAACTAGCTGTTACATCCTCATTAATAATACCATAGGGTATTTTAACTGTTTGTTTTTCGGCAATATAATCTATGGTACTAATCTGTCTGCCTGGTAATGTAACATTTTCTGCAAGTAAGGATATATCTCTTGGGTCATTAATAAGTGATCCAGCACCACCTCCAGAAATTAAAGAAGACAGAACTCCACCGGACAAATTAAGAATACCACTTGCGGGTGATGAAAAGATTAAATTAAATCTATTGGCCTTTGCAAGACCACCTCTTTTACTAATTGTGCTTTTTAAAGTGTCTATAGACATTATCTTGATCGTCCTCCTGATGCTCCATAACTTCTTCTTGATGCTCTCCAAACTGTAATATCTTTTACTTTTGCAAACTGTTGTACAGGTAAGAATACTGCTATTTCCCAATCTGTCATAGGCACTCTTACTATTTTTGATTTTACTTTACTTCCTAAATATCTTTTCCAACATGGTTTAAATTCTTTATATTTCTTTGAAGCGGCCAGTAATTTATACCTTAATTTCAATCTTGTCGTATCGTTAATGTTCTTTGGTGCTGTCGCCATTAGTTCATCTAGGAATAGCGCACGGACTCCAGGCGAGAGGTAATGTAAATTAAGTCCACTAAACCCATTGGATTCAGGCTGTACTATGATGGTTAATGGAAACCTATCATAGTATGGTAATTCATTTTTAAATTTTGGATCGTAGAAATACATATACATATTACCAGCAATGCCCTTTGATCCTGGATCCAATGCAGGATCCTTTAATAATTTCTTTCTATCAGGTATTGCAAGTTTTTTGACATTCTTTTGAAACCATAATTGTGAACGTCTTGTCCTAGCAGTAACACCTGCTCTTTGTGCGTTTGCCTGTAATGTGTCGAATAAACTACCCATAATAGTATTTATACTAGCCTTTAAGTAGTTTTATTCCCAGATTGGTTAAAGTGTCTTCGGTCCATATCTGAAATTTCCAACCTTTATGGTTGGCATATTGTGTGGCCGCTTGCCACTTAGATGTGTTTTTGATGTAAGTTGTTACCTCTTTGATATATCTTTTGGTTTTTCTCTTACCTTTTGGAGGTACCGTTTCTCGTTTTGGTTTAATTTCTACCAGAATAATATCTTTATTATCCAATTCAACCAATAAGTCGACATAATACCTATGGAGTTTATTATCAGTTTTACATTTATAGGGTACAACAATCTCTTCCGAGTTCCATTTCTTTACTCTCGGATTTGATTCACACCATTTAAATGCCTGTCTTTCCCACAGGGATCTATAAATAACCTTAGTAGGATCACCTAGGTATTTTTTAGTGTTCTTAATTGTGTATTTCCCTTTGTAAGCCATTATAAATACTCTTATACTGTAAATACTTATTTATAAGGCAAAAATATGTCAGGCTCAATTTTATACTTCCCAATGTCTTTAAGAGGCAAAGCTGCACAAGGAATATCACACGTTCGGTTTAAAATCGATAACCACGGAGAAGAAGTGGAATGTGATTCTATTAATTTATTTGTACCACAGGGGTTCAGCATGCCAGATTCTGCTGTTTATGGTACTATGGACTTAGGTGATATTGAAGCAGGTGCCCAGGCGGCAGCTGATCCAAGTAAAGTAACTGAAGCAGACGCCATTTCTCAATTGGCAGCTAAAGGTACATTGATAGATGCAAAATTAGGCGTGCCGATATCACCTCTGACTGGGACAGCTGCTCTTAAAATGGGGGTTGCTGTTAACCCATATACCGAAACGACTTTTACCAATTCTAATATTAGGTCTTTTGGGTTTACCTTTAAACTTGTATCAGAGAACAAAGAAGAAGCCGACGCGGCCGCAATAATAGAAAACATATTTAGAAAATACCTATATCCAGATAAAAAAGGTCTTGGATCATTAAAATATCCAGCAAAGTTTAATATAGGATTTTTTAATGGTGGTAAGATAAATAAGTATATGCCAAAGATTATGGAAACACATCTCGTTAATTGCACTACAACATATAATTCTACTTCTAATGCATTTCACGATGATGGTCAACCTGTAGAAGTAGATGTGGCTCTTACTTTCCAAGAAACAAAACCACTCCTAAGATCAGACCTTTATGGGCCTGAGGTTCTAAAGACTCCAAATATTGGATACTCCGATTCTCCAACCTTCGGGCCAATAGATTTAATTAAGAAGAAAGTAGAGGAGAAGAAGGAGGAGGGAGGATAAAATGGCATTTTTTAGTTTATTTCCAAAAGTTGGATACGATTTAAGAAACGATGGTGTATTACAAAATATCGTTAACCTTTATCGTTCTGTAAGACCACTACAAAATTTTGTTGATGATGTATCAGCATATAAATTTTATAACATAAAGAATGGAGAAAGGCCAGACATTGTTTCAGATAGGTTATATGGAACTCCAGACTTTTATTGGGCCTTTTTTATAATCAATGATTTTTTACATGATGGATTGGCATCATGGCCACTGTCACAAGAAGATTTACAGTTATATATGAATACAGAATATGGTGGTTATGCAATACAGGCAGCCCAACCTATCATCGACCGAAATTCCGACCTTATCATTACCGACCATGTAAATTCATTAGCTGGTAGATTTAATATTGGAGAAGTAATTACTGGTAATATATCTGGTTGTAAAGGAACACTTTCAAAGAAGATAACAGATTTAAATCAATTAATAGTAAAAGACGTAACACTTGGAACTACAGGGGTTCATCCACATACAGGGGCTTCAGATTCAACCATTTTAGGTGGAGCATTTATTGGATCAAAAGGAATTGGTAATATACATACAGAAACGGTTACTGGATTTACAACTTCAGATGCTGTAAAAACCTGGGAAGTATTTAAATATATTGATGCGCCTCATTATTGGTACGACGAGACAGATCCAGAAAAAAGAGTTACAGATAATGCAAGAATGTTTGAAGATTTCCCTGACGATATAGAGGGAGCAACAGAGGACAGTAATTTAAAATTTGTTAGTAATAGAGCATATTTGGAAGAAACCAATGATTCAAGATCCCAAATTAGAGTAATAGTGCCAGATTATATAACCAAGTTTGTTGATATGTTTGAAACTGTTCTTAATAGTGAGCAATAATTAATGGCTAAAAATACTTCAAAACTTTTAAGTGGAGAAACGCCGGCATCGCCTACCGGTTATATTGTTAAACAAATAATACTCTATACCAATTTAGAGGAAAACAATAAACTAGATATTAGAGGAATGGTAAGTAGGATTACCGTAACAGAAAGTATCTATACAGGATCGGTACAAACTGATTTGGTTATTCTCGATGCATCCAATTTAATAGAAGAATTAAAATTAAACGGCCAAGAAAGAATACATATAAAAATTGGTAGAGTTGAAGGCGATGAAAAGAACAGAGAACAAATAGAATTTGATACCTATATTGCTGATATAAAAAATTATTCAAGGAATCTACCAGGTGCTGCATCATACGAATTTAAATGTCTATCAGAACATATGTTGGTGAATAATACAAAAACTATTTCAAGAGCATTTGAAAATACTACTGGTAATTTAATTAAGAAAATATGTTCTAGTGATTTAGGAATTAAAAAGACAGATAATATTAATACTGATTCAAATAATATAAAAGGTATTTATCCAAGATTAAGACCATATGCCGCAATAAAATGGTTAGTCCAAAATTCCTTTGATGCAAGTAGTTCACCATATTACTTTTACGAAACCGTACGAGATGGAGTAAAATTTAAATCGTATGGAGAATTAATCGAGGCAGACCCTCACAATCCAGTAGATGATCCATATATACATGATGCCTTTTTTGAAGAAACCGTTGGATCAGAACAATATTATAAAGAAGCAAAAAGAAAAATAAGAAAACTATCTTCAGATTTAAATATGTCAAAATACATATCCGCAGGTGAAGGAGCATTCGCCTCACAAACACATAAAATAGACATATACAATAAAAATTATGAAACTACAAAATGGCAATATAAGTCCTTGAAAAAATTAAATCAACATAAACCTTTTATTGAAAGGGACTTTAAACAATTTGGAGGAAGGCCTCTTAATAATTGTGACACTGGTAAAAACTATTTTATATCATTAAATAGTGGTAATAAAGATAATTACTCCAGTACATTAAAGGATAATATTAATAAGAGTTATGGGTATCTAGGTAACGAATCCATATTAAGTCATGACATTGAACTTGCTGGTGATTTTAGTTTACAACCTGGAGCTGTGATGCATGTTAAATTCTTAAAGACGAATTTGCAAGGTGCTGCCATACAGATCGATAGAGTATTAACAGGTAAATATTTGGTAACAAGTATCACCCACGAATTTGGAGACGAGTATATTATGGACGTAAGAATAAAAACAGATTCTTTTGGGGCAGATTTAAATGATATTATACCAATAATTGAAGAGGTTCCTACAGGTGCGTAACGACGAATTTATAGGTGGTGAGTTCGTATGGTTCACCGGAGTAGTAGAGGATAGAGAAGATCCTTTAGAAATGAACCGAGTGAGAGTACGCTGTTTTGGTTACCATACAGAAGATAAAGGAATAGTACCGACAGATGCCCTTCCATGGGCCACTGTCATGATGCCCGTTACAGAGGCCGGAACATCCGGCATTGGAGCCGGTCCACATGGTCTCATGAATGGATCATGGGTGGTGGGCTTCTTTAGAGACGGCCCATCGGCGCAGGATCCTCTTATAATAGGTTCTATTGCAAGTATGTCGTCGAAGGCCGGTGCCAACAGAAACGGGTTCGAAGATGAAGACTACCCAAAAATCGAGTATGTCGGCATTTCTGATGTAAATAAATCTGGTCGCAGTGAATATTACAAAAAAGCAGACGTATATATTCAGAAAAGCGGTACTCGTATATCGACAAAGGTGGCATCTCCGGCAAAAATTACCACAGTGGCACCCGATAAGACAGAAACAGAGTACTATGGAGAAAAAACATGGGACGAATTACCGGTAGGCAACGACCATGTTCCGGCATATCCTTATAATAAGGTATCAGAGTCAGAATCCGGTCATGTACACGAGGTTGATGACAGCCCAGGAGCCGAAAGACTTCATCGTTTTCATCGATCCGGTACATTTGAAGAGATATACAATGACGGTACACGAAATATAAAAATAATTGGCGACGACTATGAAATAGTACTGAAAAATAAAAATATGTACATTCGAGGAGACCTAAACCTTACGGTGACAGGTGATCTTCGCCATATGGTATACGGTAATTATCATCTAGAGGTAGAGAAAGATTACACCCAGAACATAAAGGGATCAATTCAATCGAAGGTAGGCGGTAATTATGAGACAGAGATTAGTAGAAACAGAGCCACGAACATTGGTATAAACGATAATCTCACGGTCCTGAATAACCAGATAACCGCCACCACAATTGATAAAATCCAGACAGTGGGTAATGATTATATTATACAAACTGAAAATAACCTCAGTGCAACTGCCTACAACAACCTTACCCTATACGCTGAAAAGGACTTGCAACAAATGAACCAAGGACTATTAACAGTAACCTCTAAGGGGAATATTGTATTAGGTACGGAAGGAGATTATACAGAGACTGTCGATGGGGCGCACGATATAACAGTTGTAGGACAACAGACGTTTACTGCTGCTAACTTAGATATCGCTAATAACGTCGATATAACAGGGACCTCAACCGCAACGGTCGACCATGTCTCAGCTACTATATCAGGTAAGGGACATACACACGCACAGACTGGTGGAACAGGAAATGATGGCGACAGCGGAGTCGATACAGCAGCTCCTACTGCCCCTAGTCCATAGGATATTAT